TATCTTCGAGGACCAATCAGAAATAGCCCGTGCACTAGCCTCTTATAAGAGTCTTGTGTATACCCGTCGTCGTGTTAAGGGCATGCAGGAAACGTTGCTGCAGTTCAAGGAAGGAACGCCTTACGCTTCTCTCAATGACCCAGAAGTATTCTACAAGTTTGCTTCACAGATTCAAGCGGAGATTGAGGCCAACAAGCAGAAGGCTAAGGACGCTGGCAAGGAATACTTGGGCAACGCCCTGAACCTGCCACGTGCGCTTATGTCTTCGATGGACCTTAGTGCACCGCTGCGTCAGGGTATCTTCCTCATACATAAGGCAGCGTGGTGGAGGTCTTTCTTCCAGATGTTCCGCTATGCTGGTGACCAGAAAGCGTTCGACGATTTAATGGAGGGCATTGCTGGCAGCAACATGTACTCATTAATGGTTGACTCTAAGCTGGCCCTGTCTAACATGGGCTCTAAGCTTAGTGCCCGTGAAGAAGACTTCATGTCTACGTGGGCAGAAAAACTGCCTGTTGTCGGCAGGTTTGTGCGAGGTTCGGAACGAGCCTATGTAGGGTTCCTTAACAAGTTACGGGCTGATGTCTTTACCGAACTGGTAACAAAGCTTGGTGATAATTATACTGAAAAAGATCTGACAGATATTGCAGGTTTTATTAACGCAGCTAGTGGTCGCGGCAATATGCCGGAAGCTTTGAACAAGGCTGCTCCTGTTCTCAACTCTCTGTTCTTCTCGCCTCGTCTAATGGCTTCGCGCCTTAAGATGACGACTGCTTTGATTGACCCGCGTACCTATATCACAATGAGCAAGACGGCTCGTAATGAGTACATTAAGTCTATCTTAACAGTGGGCGGATTGGCCTTGCTTATCAATACTCTTGCTAGTATGGGCGGAGCCGAGACAGAAGAAGATCCACGAGCGTCAGACTTTGGAAAGCTTAAGTTCGGCAACACTCGGTATGATATACTAGGTGGCGAAGGCCAGTACATTACCCTAGCAGCACGTATTGCTGCGGATTCATACAAGACAACTGATGGTGAAGTCAAGCCTTATGGCACTAAGTTCGGTCAGACTAATCGGCTGGACGCTATTGGCAAGTTTCTTACCAACAAAGCGGCCCCTATTCCATCGTTCGTAATGGACTACTTCCGCGGCACGGATGCCGTAGGTAAAAAGTTTGAGATGGATAGCGCTGTAATGTCTCGGTTTGTTCCGATGTACCTTGCTGATATGCAAGAAAACATGGCAGAGGAAGGCATCCCTACTGGGTTAGCTATGTCTGTTCCTGGTTTGTTCGGCGTTGGTACGCAGACTTATGCGCCTGCTTCTACCCAAACAGATGAAAAGCTAGAGGCTCCTGATGAGTTCAACATGGTCGATGCAGTTGACGGTGACTACCCGTTTGCTACTGCAAAGGACGGAAAGATAACTCTGAAACCTGGGGCTAAAGAAGAGTGGGCATCGCGTCAGAACTTCTACTACAAAGAGTGGATGAAAGACGAGATGGCAAAACCTACTTGGAAGAAACTTGACAACAAGGCTAAGAAAGACATCATCAAAGATGTTCGGGCAGACGCCCGCAAGGAAGCTAAAGCAGACATGCTTGAGTTACTACAAATTCAGGAAGGCGAATAAGAAATGTCAATGGCAATTAAAGACGCAGAAAGAATTGCTGTTGTCGAGCATCAGGTGTCTAAGCTGGTTGAGGATGTCAAAAACATGGACGGCAAAATAGACCAGTTGTTGCAGCTAAAGTACAAAGGGATGGGGGCGTTCTGGTTTGCGTCCTTAATAGTAGGAACAGGCGTTGCTACTATGTTTACTACAATCGTAGCTTGGTTCAAAGGATAATAAACGTGAACTGGATGCAGACTGCTCGTGAGTCTATCGGCCTTAAAGAAGTCGTAGGCCCAAAACACAATACGACAATTCAGACGTGGCTCTCTAAGCTTGGCGCTTGGTGGAAAGATGATGAGATGCCGTGGTGTGGAACTTTTGTAGCCCACTGTCTGCGTGAATCTGGTCAGCCTGTCCCTCAACAATGGTATCGTGCACTGGCGTGGAAAGAGTACGGCTCTAACCTGCGTCCTACTCATGTATGTGAAGGAGCAATTCTTGTGTTCGCTCGTGAAGGCGGTGGTCACGTTGGGTTCTACGTAGGCGAAGACCGCTTCTATTACCGTGTACTTGGTGGCAATCAGAAGAACAGCGTCAACATTATGCGTATTGCTAAGAGCCGCTGTGTCGCTATTCGCTGGCCCAAAGGTGTCCCCGTAATTGGTGGCCCTATCTTAGTTGCAACAAATGCTCCTGTCTCAGAGAATGAAGCATGAGTTTAAGGGAGCGCCTACTAAAGTTTGAAGCCGTTGCTCTTTGTGTAATGCGCAAGTGGTGGAGACCAGTCACTTGCATGTGGATTGCAGGAACCATGGCGGTGCACGGCGTAGTGGCTCCTCTCTACATGCTCTTTGCAAGAGGCGAGGCGCCAAGCGATATGACAGGACTGTCGTTGCTTGTAACGTCAGTGGCTGCAGCTTTTGCAGTTCGTGAATGGGGTAAGATTAAAGGAGCAGACATTGACTAATGTACTTTCTATTATCTGGGGCTTCCGTCGATACTATGGGTACGTGGCCCTTCTGCTTGTCGTTGGATGGCTATGGATTGCTAACTCCGGGCTGGAGAAAGATGTTCTTAAAGCAAAGCTTGCTAACACAGAGATGTTGTCAGCGCTAGACAAACAAAATGCGCGTGTCTCTCAGTTCGAAGACGAGGCCAAACGCCGCAAAGGCATAGCTGAAAAAGCTATGGCTTCAGCAAAGGTGATTGATAAAGCCCACGTTAATAAAGCAAACCGCATTCTTCTTACTGTTCCCAAGACTAATGACGACTGCCTAGCTTCTCTTGAATTATTGCGGGAGTATCAATGATGCGTGTCTGGGTTTTCCCCTTGATTTTTTTGGCGTTGACTGCCTGCTCTACTAAAACAATAGAAGTAAGAATACCTATTCCGGTGCCGTGTATTACTGAAACTATACCGGAACCTATTTACCCTATTGTTAAAGAAGATGCAGGTATATTTGAAAGAGTGAAGGCGCTACTTGCGGAACGAGAATTGCGTATTGGTTACGAGACCAAGTTACAAGCGGCACTGTCTGCTTGTGCAGAAATCTAACTGCTTTCCTACTATATAAAACAAAACCCCCCTCCAGGCACAACGCTTAGAGGGGGGTTTTTTATTGTCAGTCTGCTACAGAACCAATAGCAATAACTTCACACACTCCGCCAGAGCAAGCTAGCTCTTGGGAACCTGTGGTGTTATCCTCTTGTTCATATTCCGAAAGCCTGCTCCAGTCAATTACTGGGGTGGGCTTTTCTTTTATCCACTGTTCATACTCTTCCTCTGTCACTTCTGTGTACGGCGCTTGCTTATACGTGCCTCCGTCGTACGGCAGGAAGGCTACCCCTGACAGTGTGTCAAAGTTGTTGTAGACCCATGCGCCTACATCCATCCACTCATGCTCACGAACGTTCACAGTAGCAGACGGCTTGTGCTCACACCAGTTATCCTGCAAGCGTTTCCATCCCTCCAATGCAGAGATAGCTGTCTCGTCGTGTCGTGTCTTGGCCCCCTTCGGAGACTTAATTGGAAAGTAGAACACAGACGTATTGGCTGGCGCCATTACATCTTCTTCCCAGTAGACTCCTGCGTCTTTGAGAAAGGCTGTAAGAGGATCTTTGTTGTCCGCTCTAACAGTACGTATATAGTAAGGACTGTGACGAGTGTGTAAACCAGAAGCGCTGTCAACAAGTTGACTAACTGTGCCAGAAGGTTTAACACAAGTAGTGGCAGTAGACTGATTAACACCAAGCCTATCAGCCCAGAGTTTGTTTGTCTCAATGACGATATCTCGGATGCGAGTGAGGACTTCGGGGTCTTCCAGAAGCTTAGGGTTGTCTTGGATTCCCGTGAGAGAAACTCCCAGAAGACGCTCTTCATTACACGTATCATGCCATATCTTTCTTAAGTATTTAAAATTTGTGAATGTCGATTGGACCGTTCCAAGGATTGCAGCGACCCGAGCTTTTCGTTCAAGGCTCTCAACTGTATCTGTGCTTCTAACAACAATCTCTGTAAGGTTGCAGAACTGGAAAGGCCGGAGAATAATTTCCGAACAAGGGTTCGTGCCAAACTCATGTGAACTATCTCGACGTCCGTTTCGAGCAGCAATGTTTTGACAGGCGTATCGACTGAATAGGCCGGGCTCTCCTGACTTCGAATCGTACAGTTCTTTCCACTTCTTCATAAAGAAACCAACGTCTGGCTTCCTATGTTCGTACACAGCAGAGTTGTTAGCTAGTCGGCGTATACCTGCCTTCTCCCACCACGCACCCATCTTACTGGTAGACATGCGGTCATCTGTCACATCGAACAATGATATCATAGCTGACCGACGGACACCGCCTACAACTACAACGTCACCTACCTTACACATAAGATCATGACACTCTAGCGAAGTAAGGTGACGACCAGCTGCGTTGGTAAATGTGTCAACAGAGAACTGAAACAAATCAACTAAAGGAGCAGGCCCACTTGCCCTACCCCCAAAGGTTTTAAGTCGAGCACCTGCGGGGCGCACAGTAGATACATCCCATGCAGGAATCTGTCCTGCAATAAGAAGGCTTATGACTTCTCGGAAAGCTTTTGCCCAGCCTTCCTTAGAGTCGGCAACCTTAACCACAGTTTCTGTCTTCTCAAATTGCTCGCTTATCTTGGGCAGCTGCTCAACATACTTATTCTCTACACTAAAGCCCACTCCTGTGCCACACATCAGTATGTACATTGCCTCGTCGAATGACCGAGGACTATCTACTGGTAGGTAGGCGCAGTTGTAGGCAGGTACATGGCATCGGTCCAACGCAGCACCTGATGTCATCAGCGCCCTCATTGAGGGCATTACTTCTAGTCCGTAGATTGCGTCGTAAATTTCTCTAAACGTTCCCGCATGTTTATCAACATTGATTGTGCTAGAGATCTGTGACTTGTAGTACTCAACAAGGCGGCTAACAGTTTCATCCCAATCCTCTCGTCGTGTCTCGTCTTGTTTCCATTTTGCGTATCGGCTCTTATAAATAAATTCTTGAAATTGATTCTTGAACGGACTGTTGGTTATCAATTGCTGTCGCTTTCTATTTCTTCTAGTTCAATCAGAAGTTCGATGTTGTGAATTGCTTTACGCAAGTCTTCAATACCGTTCTTGTCTTTGTACCTGGTTACATATTTAATTGCATTGGCTTGGCAGTAATTTAGGTTGTTGGCCATGGCGTATTCTATTGGCTGTACCTTGTACTTCTTGTAGTGACTTCCTCCTACTTGTTTAGTTAAGCTCAACATCTCGCCACTTCCTTTCAGCTTCTTGAGTTGCCTCAATCCTATCACTAAAATCTTTTTCTGTTAAAGATTGCGCCAGCCCCTCATCTTCTAGCCAGAAAAAGAATTCCATCGGCTTGTCATCCATTGTAGTCTGTATCCATTTCTTCATCATCTAAGGTAAGACCTACAAATTCCTGCAGGTCTATCATCTTGTCTTCAATTAACTCTTCGAACGCATCAATGATTTCGACCATAGGTATCTGCAAATACTCTACTAGTTCCCAAGGTTCAAGGCGGTCGAGGATTGCTTTATGCAGTTCTTCCATTGACCAATCCTTTATACATGCTCTCTACTAGGTACTGTATAAGGTATGCAGTAGCCTCGCTGCCCGCCTTGTCCTCTCCTAGGTACTCATAGATACCCTCCACTATATGCCATGCTTCATGGGCTATAATTGCAGGCAGACTATCGTGGGGAATGTCTGGGTTGTACGTTACAATGAATGCGTTAGTACCCGAATCGTCTACAAAGCCGTGAGTTGTGGCCATTGCTGTGTCAGTTGCCATCCAATCGTTACAATCAATATCCTTGATTAGTTTGGCAAAAGCTTTCTTACTGTCGGTAAACCCTACCATCACTGGCCATGAGCCCATGGCTATGTATTCCATCTTGTTCATGCGACTTTTATTTTCTCTCTTGTTCCCTCTGACCATGACCCGCAGGCTTGGCATTGAAGGCGTTGAATCTTGAACGACTTAGTACGGCGGTAACCCCGGCTTTGAACGTGCTTAGAACCACATGCACCACACGCACTGCTGCCTGTCTCGCCAAGGTGAGGGTGGTTACGAATGTAAGGCTTGACTTCATCGTATAGTTTCTCTAGTAGCAGTACGTCTTGTATGCAGTACTTTTCCATACGCCTCTGTGCCTTAGCATCGCCCTCCATGACTGACCGCCAGAGACCAAAGCCTTCGTGCTTCAGCTTCTTGCCAATCTTAAGTAATGGGCCAATGTAGGCCAGTCGATTCATGTCAAAGCCTAGCTTCTTCACTGCCTTAAGAACGTCAATAGAAGTCGGAGGTTGAGGCGGCCTCATCTTGTTGAGAAGGAACTCGCCCTGTAACTTAGGTAAATCAAACTTGTCCCCGTTGTATGTAACAATTGCATCTGCTTCTGTCATCAGGGCATGAACCCCTCGTAACATCTCTTCGTGCCCATGATCCCAGTCCGAGTAGAAGAGTGTCTCCTTGCTGCCTTGCCACTTAGCGCCAACACATATCGTGCCGCCTGGTTCGATGACTTGTTCTGGGTTTATGGACGTGTCCCACATACGGAACGTATACACCGTTGCCGGTTTAGTTTCGATATCTAGGAAGAGTATTTTATTCTGCATGCCATTGGCCAATCGTGTTCTTGAAGGCCTCGATAAAGCCCTTCTTTTGATAATGTGATGGTTGTATTTGCTGCGTCTCTAGTAGGTAGTAGTAGTTCTTTATAATTGCTTGGGCAGCTTCTTCACCCTCGCGGTAACCAGATTCATAGTCTTCGTTATCCATAGAATTTATGCCTTCCAATAATGTATAAGATTGTTTTATTAAATGTAACACTAAAGTTAGTAAAGAACAGAGCCCCTCGAACGTTGTTGCGATGCTTACCCTTCAATACTTCTGCAGCTAGTTGCTGCTTCTCATTAGTCATAGGCTTCTTGCCATACCAAGAGAACTGTCCGCGCTGTTTAACTACGCCACATACTGTGCGAGGGAACTTGCCTGACTGTACTCTATTCATTACGACATTGGCCACCGCTAGTTGCCCTTCCCGTGGTTCTCCCTTAGCTTCGTGATAAATCACAGAGCTTAAGCAGAGAGCCGCGGAGGCTAGCGTCTCATTAACAAGACTGCATGTACTATCCTTTTTCTAATATCCATGAGAGGGGAATAGTTTTCTCAGCCCACTGGTACCCCAGTCGCTCCGCCCATTCCCCATACGTCTCGCTGTTCTTAGCTTTCGAGAGACGTTTGTTTGCTACTTGAAACACGAAGCGTATATCTAACTCCGAGTTCTGCTCCTTAATCTTACGCATCTTAGTCCGGTCTCGTGGCCGCAGATAACCTTTGGCCTCAATGATGATGCCGTTAGACAGCCGAAAGTCGGCTATGTATCTGTAAGGTATGACGTAGTTTATCTTGAGGTCGGCTGGCTCAAACTCTATGCCAGCATCATTCTCCTTTGCTGCTTCCCATATGGTACGCTCAAAGCCTGAACGAAAAGCAGGCTCTTTATCTTTCTTCAAACAACAAACTCCATAACGTCAGGCGTCTTAGATACCTGAGTAAGGTAACGAGGGCCACCACTATAAGCAAAGCCACGAAGACCTGGCCAGCACTCCTTTTTGTACGTACAATAAGAGCAGCCTGTGCCAAGCTTCATGTTACCAGACTTGCCGTCCTCGACTGCGGGATAGCAGCGTTCGGGTGGCTCGTCTGATGCGATAACTTCTTTGAGGTGAGTGATGCGGGGAGCAGGCTTGTGGTCTGCAATGATGGAGGAAGATAGTGTAGCGAGACACATGTCGCCGTCTACCTTGTTAAGAGCCAGCCATGCAGCGGACTCGCCTGGAGTTAGTACGTCAGCGTATCCTGCTAGCTGTTGTGTGTATCCGAACGGGTCGTCCTGTACCACACTGTTGTTCTCGAACTTCTTGAAGCCGAAGGGTGAGGCAGACTTGACGTCTACTACCACGCCGTCAATGATGGCGTCGATGTGACCCTTGACTCCGTCGACTTCTACTTCCTCTTGTAACGCTTCGACACTGTGCCCTGCCTCTTTGGCTAAGAACAACAGCATCAGTTCAATGATGTCACCATATAGGAACTTGAAGTATGTCTTGCTTGTGAACTCTTCTTGTGCGTATCCCTTGGCAGCGTACCATGCCTGTCGGTCTGGCCTGCCTAGGGCGGAGAACCGCAGGGCTCCTGTCCGTTCTTCGCCTCGAGCCAGTCGCCGTCGAAAGATATCCTTGAGGCTGTCTGCAAACTCGTCTAGGTTTTCCTCGGACGGGACGTGTGTTTCTTTAGGGTCGAACAGCTGATAGATGTCAGCTACTAACGTCTCTATTTGTTTTGTCATGGTTGTGGACTTTCTACTGGGGTGAATTCCCAGCTGCTGTTAGAGTACTCTTTATCCTGACAAAGATACTCTGAG